AAAGGTGTCGGCTCGTAGCTGTTGATTTTGTCCCTAATGTTCTGGTCTAAGAATGTGTTGTCCAGCATTGTGGAATGGATAAGCAGCACATCGTCCCGTTTCAAGACGTTGTCGTATATCCAATGCTCGTCTGTTGATGGGTTGTAGTCGAGAATCCATTTACCTTTGCAACGCTGCTCTAATTGGTCGAAGTCATCCTTGCTTGTTTCTATGGCTTCGTTCAGCCAGAAGTAATCGGTTTCGATACCGTGCAGCTTCTGAGAATCGTCAAGCCCGTAGAACTCAAATGTGGAGCCGTGAGCGGAGTAGATCAGATCGGTCTTGTTAAACGCCTCTTCCTCCCATACCTCAAGCCCTTGCAGTACCTTCTTGAACGTATCGAGTACGGTCGGCTTAATCCACGTACGCCTGAACCTCGCAATTGCAATTCTCTTTGGTTCTTGTAGTCCTGTAAGGTAGATTGCTTGGCAGATGCTCCACGTTTTGGAACTACGGCTTCCACCCTCAAGCACAATTCCCCGAATGGATTTATCATTAAGGGCAGCCCAGAGGTCATCAAATACGCCAGTTCCTTCAATTTTCACGTCAGATTATAGGTTGACAATTTGCTCGGTTTCGTCAGTCTTTGACCTAACCTTATCTGTCCAAAAATAATTGCATTCCCCATCTTCTATTGGAGGTTCAAAGAAATATGATTGGTATCTACTCGGTTTTGCAGTGTATCTGTAGCAGCTTTCTTTCAGCGGGCATTCCTCGCCCGAACACATCGTAATGTCTGGCATGGTTATTCTACGTCTTTACTTCGTTTCACTTTAGGTGCTTCACCTTTTGTATACTTCAATTTGCGATTCGCGATTCGCGATTTTTTCAACGCAAGTTCCATATGCTTCATCTGTCTGCTCCAGTCAATGGTTCCGCGTTCTGCTGACTCTGCCTTGCGGATGAACTCCTCTGCTTCGTCTCCTTCAAGTGTTGGGATGTAGTTATTCATTTCTTCTCAGGTCGATGTATTACGATTTCCACCTTGTCAGGCTTGCCTCCGTTAACGGTCTGCTCTACCTCCTCCTTCGGCTTGCCGTAGACCCTATCGAATAACACATCAAGAATGTGGATGCTTCCTTTCTCGTAGTCGCGTTGGGCTTTCTTTGCTATCAGAGCAATCCAAAAAGGTAGCTGGTCGTTCTTTGCCAGCTCCACTAACTCGCTTCTTGACTTGCCCAGTACGTTCTTGATGATGTCCTGAACCTGACCCTTAGATAGCTTGACGTTATGCTCATCAAGGAAGTGTTCCTTCAGAAGAGTTTCCACGTTCTTCGGTCTGCCTTTAGGGTTGCCGCTCTGTCCTTTCTTGAACTTGTGCTGCTCTATGTTCTCAGGGTTTGGCATCGCTGTTATTTCGTTGTTTTCTTGATCTGTCTCCTTTTTGCTAATCTATTCTTGACACTTTGCTCATACCATTGTTGTGCGGTTTTCAGTTCTTCAAGATATGGATAGCAATGTTTGAGTTGCTCCAGTTGATAAAACACCAATGATGCTCTGAATCCTTGAGATATGTCACATTTGCAAACTCCGTGCAAAATTTCCTCTCCTCTGAAAATTGTCAAGTCACCGTGATTCTGAGGTATGTATGCATCATATTCAGGCAAATACAATTCTCCACCTTTTGCGTTTTCTTTCAGAACCAACACATTTGACAAAGAGCCTTTTGTGTTGAAAGCATCATAATGAGTTTTTATAAGTTGATTGAAGTTTATAGAAATGGTTGTAAAGATGGTGTCATCAATTTTCCAATCCTCCAAAATTTGCTTTTGCATTTTCATTTCAGTGTCTACAAAGAAATTCTCCAAATACAAAGGCATCAATTTATTCTTTGCAAAGTCAACAAGCAGATTCCAATTTTGAAGCTCCTTTTTTGTTGATACAGTTTTTCTGCAATAGTTGTATCTGAGAGCGTTCCTTGGCATAAATCCAAAAACGCTGCTCTTTGTTTTTGCTCCATTTGTTCTCGTTGATGAATGTGCATCTGTGGACAATGATGCAAGAGTCAATTTTTTTGCTTCTGGCCAATCTGCAATATTCATGTAATACAACAAAGGTCTTCCAGTTTCGTCTGTGTACATTGTTTCTGGAAGCAACATTTGAGATGATTCTTTGATTTCTGGGACAACTTTAAGACGATTGTCAAAGTTTGCAATTTTTTTAATTACAAAAGTGTTCATAGATGTATTCACTTGTGTTTTTGTCTCCCTTCATCAAATCAATTCTGTCAATCAATTCTTGTGCTTGGTCATCTGGAAGAACAATTTTTATAGTTGTAAATCCCGTGTTGTCAAAATTCTGAAAATCATATTCAGTTGAATCGGTTGTTTGTTGATCTTTGGACATTTGAAAAATTGGAAGTTCCAAGCCCCAGTCTTTCAGTTCTTCAGCATCCCAAGTATTCGCCAACTCGTCCCAGTCCCATTCTCCAAATCCTACGTTGTCTTTGATGATGAACTCTCGCTGTTTTTCTTCTGACCAATCTACAACTTGAACGGGTACTTCTGACCAGCCAGCTTCTTGCATCGCCTTGAGCCGCATATTACCGCCCAACACAACCATCTCTTTGTTAACGACTATCGGTCTGACGTTAGCCATCTCAGGAAAGTCCCGAAGCGATTGAACCAGCTTCTTGAACTTCTCGTCTTTGATGTATCTCGGGTTTTCCGAGTTGGGTCTGACTTTACTTATCGGTAAACTTTCCATTCTTGTAGTTTGAAAGTGCTTGTTGTGGAGTGTCTCCCATTGCTTTCTTGCATGGTTTGCCGTTCCAGTATGCGTTAGCGGCTTCTCGGTTGAAGCAGTACCATTTCATTTGATAGGTGTTCTGGGTAACATAAAGCCCGTAGTTCTCACTTTTTTTCATCTAACCTCCGTTTTATTTCGATTGCGACCCCCGCTTTCTCCGCTTCCTTTTTGGTTTCGTAGATGCAGTCGCCTTTTCCCCATCTCCATTTTCCGTTAGCGCATTGTCTTGCTGGCATTGGCAAAAATTTAAAAGTGCAACACTCATTAACTGAGGCGTTCTTCCACAGGTGAAACAGACCTTAGCTTTCGGGTCGATGTAACTCCACGCTTCTTGATAGAGCTTCTGCTCTTCTCTCGTGATTCGTCCCGAATACCGCCCCTGTCCCATCATCGTTATCTGGTCGAGCCTCTCGGCTATAAATAGCAAAACTTCGTTTTTGTCCATGCTTAGAATTTCATGCCACCCGTTTTCCTTCAGGTAGTCGGTTATAGTTCGAACCTCCACATCAATCTTTCAAATAACACACTCAACAAAGGTACGTATAAAAGTGCCTCAGGGCTGTGAACCGAACACATCAGAACTCCCAACCAAAATGACATACAAAGCCGACAGTCGAAAGGTTTTAACGGGTAGGTCTCAGGCATACCCATCCAGCTTTTCAGAAGTAGGTCTATCGCGAATGCCTCAATCCAAAGGTAAGCGGCAACGCTCGCGGATAATGCGCTCAAGATGTATAGCATAGTAGTTGTCTCTTAGTTGGTCAAGTGCTTTGTTTACTGTGTTTCCTATTGACTTGTAGGGTATGTCTACCTTCTTGCCGACCTTTCGATAGCTTCCTTCCTCCAGCCACAATTTAAGAACCTCGCGGTCGTACCAATGCAGCTCATCCATCAGGGTCTCCAAAAGTGCAATGTCATCTTCCTTTTCCCAGTCGTAATCCTCTCGCTCGTGGTCTACCTTCTTGTGGTTGTGGAGGTCGTAGAGTTTCGAGAAGCTGGAGCGTTTAGATGTTGCCATTGTCATCATTGTCCTAACCACGTAGAACCTAAGGTAACCGCCTTCGTTTATCTGTTGCCACTTTTCTTCGGGCATTTCCAGCAGAAGAAGAACCACCTCTTGAATAAGGTCATCAGGGCAATTGCATAACTTCTGAGCGAGTTCGTGTAGTTCCTCGTCTTTGAGTAGGTCGATTGCCGCTTGTTCTTTCACGGGCTTAAATGTAGTGATTTTTTATTTACACAAAAACCGCAGGTCTGTTTGTCCTGTTGAGCTTCTTCCCATCCTTGCACGTATGCTTCTCTAAGCGGCTTCAATCTGTCAACGTCATACTCTTCAAAAATTGGGTAAAGTTCCAACGCCCTTGCTTCTGCCTCTTCTCTTGTTTTCATCCCTTGTTTTTTAAAGGTTCGTTTTCGTTTTGCGGTATTTCACTTTTTGTGTTTCACTATTCGCGATATGAAAAGTGCGTTAAACCGCATTCCTTTTGTACCAATCTTCGGCTGCTTTTCTCTTTGCACTGACCTCTACGTTTGCGCCCATCAGTCGCATTCTGCTCGTTTCTTCGCTTACTGGTTTGACCTGACCCTTTTCGAGTAGGTAAAGGTATGCTATGTTGTACGGAGCGAATGCTGGAAGTTCTCCGTCCTTTTTAATCCATTCCAGTATCATCTCATGCGCTTCCGCTGGAGTGATAGGTTTCTTTTTGAACTCAGGTAACTGAATAGGGTTGTAACCATGATTTGCTTTGCCTTGCCGCTTGTGTTCCTTGTAAGCCGTCAGCACCTGACCGACCACGTTAACAGATAGGTGTTGTCCAAATGTAGAAGGGTCTACTCGTTTGCCATCTAAGTAGAGCTCCCGTTTTACTGCCATCGTGAACGCTTCTTTGACCTGTGCCCCCGTGTATCTGTACTCCGAGTTAATGAAGTCCTGTATCATTTTGATAAGACCCATTCCCTGAGGAGAGTTCGGGAAATCTGCACAGCCTATGAGCTTAGGCAATTCTGTTATTGTTGATATCAGGTTGTACATCGAAGTTAAATTTAGCGTTTGCGGAATCCTCTCCGTAGAGTGTTTTGTGTGTGTTGTAGTCGTTTATCATCTGCATGAACTCGCGGGCTTCCTTTTCTTCCTGTGTTTCCAAAGATGAGGATTTGTTTTTCAACTCCTCCGAAATCCATTGGTTGAGTTTCGGCTGCCACTTGTAGATGCGTTGTCCGTTTATCTCCCATCCTTTCGATTCGTAATTGTCGTGGAATCTCTGGGCAAGGTCTTCAACAGGAAATGATACCGATGCAATGCCGCGAGTAAATAGGTTATCACAAATCTCTCGTTCTACTTCTTCGCGTGTGGGTGTATTACTTACACTCTCATTAACATTAACATTAACATTATCATTTACATTTACATTACCATTAACAGTAGACGAAATTGAACGGTCGTTAACGGTCGTTGAATCTCGTTGAGCGAGTTTAGCGTTTCGTTTACGAACTTCAGCAGAGCGTTTACCAGCTTCCTAGCGTTGTTCTTGTTGCTTCTCCCACTTCTTTAGGTCGCGCTTCAACGATTGTTTAATCGGCTCAAATGCTAACTCAGTTATGAAGTCAGGCGCAACTGGGTTGTCATCGTTGACGTAAGAAATAATGTGTTTGATTAAACGCCCAGCTTGAGCGTCATCCAGTTTGTCCCACACTCCTTTTTGGTCGCAGTACAGGATAAATGACTTTTTGTTTTCAGCCATGTCTCAGGGTTTAAAGGTAACCGAACGGGAGGCGAGGCAACGCCCAACATGACCACCTGAGAAGGTCGAATGTTGTTTTTCCCGTATCGGTTTATGTATCTGTTCATAACTCAGGGTTTACGACAAACGCTCTTTTGCCTTAGCGTTCATTAGTAAGTAGCAAATATACAAAATTGTGCCACTTGGAAATCATTTT